GAATCACTCTCAAAATTTAATTTTTGATATTGTTCACGAAGTGCCGCAATTCCAGTAACTTTACCATCGTGAACAATTTTTGCTTGCCTGGTTGCTTCGAAAAAACGAACTATAGATTTTCTACTATGATATTTTTGCTTAAATGAAGACACATCATCAATGATAACTTCGAATTCATTAAGAGCTAAAAATTGAGACTCAAGCTTAACAACGTTATCTAATCTAATCTGATAAAGCGAATCACCTGGATTCAAATCATCAAGCTTCTTTTTTGCATCCTGAAGTTTGGATTCCACTTGCTCCTTTGTAGTTACACCAGTCTGAATTATAAAAGAATCCAGCACATTAAATAGTTTCCTAAGGAACTGCGTTTTACCACTACCATTATTACCAGTAACAATTAAATTCTTACCATTTAGAGGCAAAGTAAAACTTTTATTCTCTAATGATGGATGAGTATGCTTAATGCTTTCAATGAAATGTTTCATATAATCTCCCTCTCAAAAATAAATCATAATGTCGCAATATCAAATAATTTTCAATTGATTAGAAGCCATACACTCGGATGGTAACTTGACACAAGAGCGCGCGCTCGTACCCCCGCCACGCCTGCCCGCTTTATGTAGTGGTTTTCATGCAGGTGCATGACATAAGCAAAAGCCCGCCATTACTGGCGGGCCGGGGCATAAACGATCCTTTCGGGATCATGCGAATTCATGCGGCATAGTCATGCAGTGCCGGGCAACATCAAAACAGGGGCAACTGGTCATCAGGCTCTGACTCGGGCACTTCAACTTTTCGCCTGGTAAAATCCATGACAAGCAGAAGAGCCTCCCGGTAAGTCAGGGGAAACGGCCGGCCAAAGATAAACGCGTTTTCGAAAGTCTGCCCCAGCCAGAAACCGCCGCCAGACTCGCGCGACCGTTGAAACATAACCCATCCACCGGGGCAGAAATAGGGGAGGGTTTCACCACGGTAAACAACCTGAAATTCAGAGTCTCGCCCCCCCATAACCTAACGCCTCGCTCGCTCGTTGTTCAACCCTGCCGCCGTCAAAATCAAGCTTTTGACGTCTGCACGGTTATCAGTGTAGCCAGCTATCATCTTCCCAGACGTTCTGAAGCAGATCATTTAGCCGCCGCCTGTCCTCGTCGAGTTTAAAGCCAGGCATTTCTATTCTTGTGTAGCTTCCCTGCCGTACCCGCACTACTGCTTCGGGGTAAAGCGCCACTACGCGCCTGTTTATCTCGTCATGAAAAGCTTCAATCACTGACTGGCTTAGTTTTTGATTTTTATCAAGCATAATTTCAACGCGCATAGTCTCCCCTCTAATTATTCAGATACTTGTATAGATCGTGAATATTCGTGGCTTCTTACCTTACGCATCAGCTCATCAGTCAGCTCTGAAACCCACTGAATCGCGAGCTGTTTCTCAACTTCACTGCAATCACTTGCTGCAACAAGTTTCATAAATAAATCAATACGCTGGAGCTTCATTGACTCCAAAAAATAGTCTCGCATAATCCCTCCGCACAATGAACAACTGGTTATGCATACAGTATATTACGGATTTCCAAATGTGAAATGATTTTTTATGGTCAATAAGACTTTATCTGAAAGCAGGCTCTTGATGTTAGGACGTTAATTGGCTTCATTCGCATCCGTAGAGGCACGAGCTAAGCGCCCTATTCGCTCCAGAATTTCATATTTTTTAGGTCCAGCATGAGGCTTCACTAACTCACCATATGCAGAACTGCGAAACAGTCGGCCAGCAATTTTCGTCTGCGTGCCGCCAATCAGGCGCACGGCCAGCCCGCGACTTATGGTTTCACCGCATAAATCCTTCACCTGGCCGATCACGTTGTCGCATGCGGCCTCGATTTTGTCTGACCGTCTCAGCTGCAGATGCCGCTTTTCTGGCCCCTGCGCCCTGATTCGGCTCAGCAACTGCCGCCGCTCTCTTCTGCTCATGCCGTCCAGGTCGATATTGTCGAAACTTTCCGGCGGGTTCGAATCCTCAGATCTCAAACCTCCCGTACAGTTATTGACAGAACTCCGAGAGGACGCGGACGCGTCCTTAAATTCAAAACCTAAATCAACGGCACGTTTCGGCACAATCTTCCACTGCGCCAGACGGGTGAGGATCGGGGTGTCTTCACCCACTTCCGTTGCGTAAACGCCCTTGATGCGCACGGTTTCCTCACCGTACTCGTTCACGCCTTCGCTGGCCTGATACCAGGTGCGCACGGCCAGCTCGTCGCGGCGCACGAACGGGCCGCCCTGTGCATTGACGTATCCTGCCCAGTCTCCCGCGTCGGCAGCGTCATGCGCGGCCGCAAACTCAACGCTGAGGCCGTGGGCGGTTTCACTGTCAGCCATGCGGCGCAGCTCGCGGTAAACCGTCACCGGCGCGCCGCCCACAAACTGGAATTGCCGAATGTGCCAGCGGGCCGCCCAGGCGGAAACGGCCGAGGCGGTTTCCTTCAGGTCTTTGCCGCTTTCGTCGTCCGTCTCGCCGTCCAGCGCGTAGCCGTCGATATTTTTGGAAATGTACTTGGCGACGTAGCCCGTCGCGCTGCCCTTCTCCGGGTCGATAGCCTCCGCGTGAAAGCGGGCCTTGCGGGCTTTGTCGGTCGTCAGCTCTCCAGCGTCTTCCTGAAAGGCATAGTCGCGCATAATCTCGCGCACGCGCTCAACCTGTTCGGGACGCATAAACATCAGCATGTGCCAGTGCGGGGTCGCGTCGTGATGAGGCTCGGCAACGCGGATCCCGAAGATGCGAATTTCTTCGCGGTGCAACTTGGCGCGGATTTTTTGCCAGACGCTGCAGAGATAGCGCTGGGTGTCGGCCGGGCTGGCACCGTTCCATTTGCGGTTGCGATGGCCGGTTTTGATTGTGGCGTGATAGCGCGCCGGGGCGGTCAGCGTATAGAACTCGCCGATAAAGCCCATTTCGTTGCAGATGTTTTCGAAGCCGCGAATGCGGGTCATCAGCTCGCAGCGGCGGATCGCCGGGTTAGCCACGCTGCCGTCGTATTTCTCGATCAGGCTGATGCGGTTGCCCTCCTCGTCTTCCAGCTCCATACCCTTGAGGAATTCACGGGTGCGACGCTTCTGCTCGCGCCACTCTGAGACGGTCATGCTGCTGGCATAGGGGGTATGCTTTTTGCTGACGTTAGCCAGGGCAATCTGAAGGTGCTCGCGCCATGAGGCGGCTACGCGGCGCAGGCGGCCTTTCCACCACTTTTCGGTCTGCATGCGCATGATCGCCGGGGTCACTTCCTCCGGGTCGAACAGGCGGGACGTGACCTTTTCCCATAGCGGCGGCGTCTGGCTCAGCTCTCGGGTGATAGTGGCGGCGGTCATGTAAACGCGATGGGTGTATTTGTAATCCGACTCGTCGCTGGCCTGCGCGTGCGCCTGTACCAGCTCGGCGAGGATGAAATTAGCCACATCCCCAGCCAGCAGATCGACGTCGGCGCGCGCCATGTCGGGCAGGCGGTTAAAGCGGCGCATGAGTTCGAATAGCTGGCCGCCAGCTAATGCTGTATTGCTCCGATCAGTTGCGTTTGCGCCAAGCAGATTTAGTGTGCTCCCCTTCATTACTCCGAGGCGGTACTGCTCACTGACGCATTCAACGCGTGGCAATGTGCGCTCAACAAAGGTTTTTGCTAAGTACGCATTGGCACGGGCAATGCCTTGGGTCTTTTCAAGCTCGCTGACGCGGCGCCTGACGTCGAGCTGGATCAGCGTCGGCTGCTTTTCCAGTAATTCCTGCGCACGCGCTAAAGCCGCAATCATCTGACTGCGGCTGTGCATTTCCTCATAGGTGGGATACGGGCTGGCGATGGCTTCCCGTGGGGCGTTCCATGGGTAAGCGTATTCCTGAATCATTGAACCGCCTGCACTTCTGCAGACCAGCCTGCACCGGCCGCCGGATCAACGCCGACAAAAACTGCGCTCTCCTGTGGGCGGCGCACGGCGATAATTTCCGAGGCGCGCTTACCCTCACCGGCGGCAACACCAACCGAGCGGGCTACGCTGATTTTGGTGATGTCGAAAGCACGCAGGATGCTGCGGGTGTAGAGGGTGTCGCTGTTTGAAACGACAACCGGGCAGCGCTCTGAGACGTCCATCAGCATGCTGACCAGATCGTGATGCTCATCTTTGTTAAAGCCCGCCGAGTGATAGTCCGAAAACGTCCCGTCATACGGCGGATCGCAGTACACCACGTCGCCAGCTTTAGTCAGGCGCAGCGTCTCGCGAAAGTCGGCGCAGATAAACGTCGCGCGCTGCGCCTTTTCCGCGAATGCCTCAATTTCTGCCAGCGGGAAATAGGGTTTTGAGTAATTACCAAAAGGGATATTGAACTCGCCGCGACGGTTATAGCGACAAAGGCCGCGATAGCCGTTGCGGTTCAGGTACAGGAAGTGCGCGGCGCGCTCCAGCAGGGGTAACGCCGGGTTATGGTTGAACGCCTCACGGACAGAATAATAACTTTCGCCTGTGGTGTTCTGATTGAACAGGCTGGTCGCCACAACGATAAAGGGGCGGGTGTGCTCCTTTATCTGGCGGTACATGTTGATCAGGTCGGGGTTAATATCCGCTACCAGACAGGAAGGGTAATCGGTGCTCATCATCACCGCGCAGGAACCGGCGAAGGGTTCGACCAGGCGATCACCTGCTGGCAGGTGCGCCAGCAGCTCAGGCATTACGCGGGACTTGCTGCCCGCCCATTTCAGAATGGTGCTCATGCCGCACCGCCTTTTGAAACTTTCGCGTACCGCTCAGCCATGTCCTGACAGCTGACACAACGAGTAACGCCACGCACGGCGCGGCGGCGCTGTTCCGGGATCGGCGCGTCGCAGTCTTCGCAGAATGAAGCCGCAACGCTGACCGGGCGATTAACCACGCTGGCGATGTTGCGCGCCAGCAGCTCATCGGCGCGCTGCTGCGCCATGTCCATTGAGTCAGCCATTAGCGCACCGCCTCACGAGCTTCGTTCTCATAGCGCTCTGCTTCAGCGCGGATTAACTCAATAGCCTCAAAGCGACTCGAAGATTTACGCTCAATCTGATCGGCCAGCGCAACCAGGCGGCGCGCTACGAGCAATCCACGCTCTGCGCGCTCTTCCAAACGCGCAGCAGTGAGAAGCGTTGTCAGCTGCTCAACGTCAGCGTTAAAGGTTTTAATTTCGATATTTCGCATTTCACTTTCTCCAGAATTTGGGCAAAAGAATGCCCGGCGGGTTTACGCCATTTATTTGCTTGGGGTTAATTAATTAGGCAGAGCCATTCGCTTCGGAAATAAACTCACCACTGCTTTTAGATGATTCATTGCACGAATAAGCGCCGCTCTTTCATCAGTAGTCAGTTCACTAAATTCAGCCTCGTGCCTGTCTTTACCGATGTTTGCCAGGAAGAGAATCGCGCTCAGTGCGCGCTTGTTGTCCTGATAATTACTGTCTGTCACATCGCGCATTTCAGAGAAAAAACGGGTCATATCTTTTTCACAGTTGCCGCCCATCAGCTGCGCGCGGATTAAGGCAACGTGATTCAGCGCCGAAACCCGTTGGCCGGCAGAAAGCTCGACCAGCATTGAATCGCCCTCGATAGCCATGCTTTACCTCTTTGCTCTTTTACCTGTACCTGCTGGCTCAGTACCGGATGCCAGCGCTTGCCGTTCTCGCCCATAATCCAGCCATGCCCGCATGACATTGACGGACTCTGACGCTTGAGGCGTGCCGCAAATGAAATCATCGTGCGCCCTCAGCTGATGCCAATCGAAGCACCCAGCCCGCTGATAGCGTCAACGGTTGAGGCTAAGGTCGGGTTAGAGTGAACGCGGTTCTGCACGGCCAGCGCGGCAAGCATCATGCAGCGGATCCCGGTATTGGCAGCTTCCAGAATGCCGCGGCGGCAGGTTGCCGTAATACGCTCCGGGTTCGCGGCGTTAGCGGCCATATGCCCGACTTCGGCGGTCGCCTTCAGCACGTACGTCGGAAACTTCTCTTTTGCCAGCTCGTTAACCGGCACGCACGGCAGACACTGCAGCTGCGCCAGCATTCCATCCATCAGCGTGGCGTCTTCGGTCAGATCGGTGAGCAACAGCACTTCAGGAACGGTCAGCTGATGAACCTGATCCGGGTTCAGCTTGTTGCGCAGGATCTGCACTTTCATACCCGCCCGCTGCGCCAGCTCCGTCATGTTGTGCGTAAGCGCAAACTTGCGGCAGGCGTCGTCGTAGTCGGTATGTGTGGAAACACGAAAATCAAACATGATTATTCCCTGTCGTTATCCCAATATGGATACATCAACCCTGCATTGTGATTTCACAGCCAGCTGCTGCTTCGATAGTTAGAGCAACCATATTGATTTCGATTAGTCCGTTTACGCCCTCTTTCTTCCGGATGGGTAAACGATTTTCACGGTACATCTGGCGCACGGTGCCTTCCTTGTAACCAGTGCGACGACAGAACTCTTCGACAGTAATGTACGGTTCTGAGATCACGAGGTTGATTGAAGGGCGCATTGAAAGTTTACGGGTCATGATGCACTATCCTCTGTTGAGTTCTAGCCAACTCTATTCATCACTATTAAAC